CAACATGTCTCAACGGCAAGCTCAAGCAGCGAATAAATGGAGTGACTTTGAAAAGAGCAAAGACTTGTATCCCAATTTAAAATACATGCCGAGCCGATCTGCCGAACCTCGCCAGAACCACAAGCAATATTATGGCAAAGTTAAACCGATTAATGATCCCGTTTGGGATACACTTATGCCTCCTTTAGCGTGGGGTTGTAATTGTTGGGTACAAGCTACTGATGAACCTTCAGAATCAACTTCCATTGAAGCACCGTTACCGATTGACGGAGTTGTTGGGAATCCAGGAAAACAAAAAAAGGTCTTCTCAAATAAACATCCATTTGTAAAAGGGTTACCAAAAGAGCAGAAGGAAAATGTAGGTAAGTTCTTGAGCCAAATGAAAGACAAGCATTTGAGTGATGAGTATGTGAGCAGTAAAGTAGGCAAAGGCAAACTTAAAGTAAGTTTAAACGCAGCACAGGAATCGTTTGGCCAAAACCTTGACCTCGCATTTAACACCACTTCAAATCACGGGAAAACGTTTGAATTGAAAGGAAGTAACAAGGACGCTCCTTTGAATTATAATAAGACGGATGGAGACTTATCAATTTTTGATAAAAATAAAAACTCTTTTGAAAAATACAACAAAGGAAAGAGCCTTTCAAAGCTAAAGCAATCCTTTCTTGGGTTGGATTTTAGTGGCAAAATAACGAGGGGCAATGTCAATTCAATTGCTGGTGATCTGATCAACGGGTTTAAAGCAAATGATGGTTGTTTATTTGTGATTGCTAAGAACAACAGCAAGACTTCTATTTTAAACAAAGGAACAGCTTTAGAACAGGCGGTTAAACAACTTCAAAACGATCTATTGTAATGGCAGATTTTAAGAAATTAGAAGCGAAATTGAGAAAGTTGAATGATTACTTCGACGGTAAGATTCAAACACGGATTGGCGTTGAGTCTGTCAACCACTTTCAGGAGAGTTTCGAGAACCAAGGATTTACGGACAGTTCACTACAGAAGTGGGAGGAAGTCGAAAGAAGGAAACCAGAGAGTTCTTGGTATGGCTTTAAATACAAAGGAACTGCTAAGAAGCCAGGGCGTAAATCCCGAAGAGGAAAGTTCACCAACTACTCTCCTGCTGCAACCAAGCGACCAATATTGAGTGGTGAAACACAAAACCTAATGAACGGCATACGATGGCGTGCAAATGGAAAGAGCGTGGAAGTTACTGCCAACACAAAGTACGCGGAAATAATCAACGAAGGAGGCAACATGCGTATATTCGGCAAGCATCCTGCAAAGATGCCTAAACGCCAATTTATGGGCAAATCAAAGGTGCTGAATGAGAAGATTGAAAAGAAAGTTTTACAAGACCTTAAAAAGATAATGAGATGATAGTTTACGACAAACTTTACAGAGCGATTAAAACCCATTTAAACGATGTTTTAAAAATCAAACGAGTGGATTGGTTCAACAACCAATATGAAAACTTTGAAGACAACAAAGCCATTCCAAGAAGAGCGGTGTTTGTTGAAATTGCGGATCCGATAACATGGGAACAAATGACGCCTGGCCAAAGTGGCGAAGTAAGGGTAGTGCTTCATTGCATGATCTATGATGTAAAAGAATCCCCCATTCGTGCCATTGAATATACGCAAGAGGTTTTTAAGAGTTTACAGCGTAAGGACATGATGGACAGTGACGGCAACCAACTGACGACAGAAATGCTACGCACACAAAGTGCAATGCCCAAACGGTACGATCAAGTGAAAGTAACAACCCTCACGTTTACTGCGCAAGTGTATGATGATAGTTCGATTGATGATGTTCAAAGCGGGAATGTTGATTTTAATGTGAATGTTTGATAAATGTTGTGGTGCATATAGGAATCGAACCCAGTCAGATGCACCATATTTAAAGGTATCAATTAACGAGCTTTCCAATTAAAGTGCGGATGTTCCTTTTCCAAGTCTTTAGGCGTTGGATCATCCGTTATAATGTCGTTGATTCGGTTGCTGTTATTACTCAACACATTAATAATTCGAGGAGCAGTGATGTAGAACTCAGATTCTAACAACGAGATGCAGTCGTCATATCTGTACCGGTTGATTTCAGCATGGAAGTAGTACCGTGCAATTAATGCCTTGTTGCGTTGTGGTTGGTAAACATTGCGTGGTCGTTGTCCATCGCCTGATGGAGAGGGATCACTAACGAATTTAGAAGAGAAAAGAGACTGTTGGCCACGCATGACTCAAAGGTACAAACTTTTTTTTAACCTTTTTAAAAACAAAAAGACCAGAACTTCTGGTCTTTCTGGTCTTTTTTGAAGTTGGTTTGAGTTTTAACAGTTGCTAACAGCCATTAAAACGGCTGTTAGCTTGGTGTTACTTACCATAAACATACTTGTTTAACCCTGCATCAACATCATAATCTGAGTCAAAACATACGCCAACACTGAATCCTTTCTCTTTTGCTCCAGATTTTTTGTTTTCTGCTTCCACTTTTATCATCGTTAAATAGCCTACGGTATCACTTTCGTTTAGCTTTTCATTTCTTGCATTCCACCTGTCTATTGAGTCTATTAAAGATATTACTTTTTTGCCTTGAATTACAGTCAACTTACCAGATTTACGACCTACGCTCTTGTCTATCTCATCATATTTTCTATAAAGTTTCGCTTCCTTTTTATATTCGTTATTTAAAGGTTGCATTTTTACCCTTTGAATATCTCGTGTAGATAAAGGCTTTATAGTGTCCAGTTCAAGGAACTTCACTTCCATGTCCTCAGAATCCTTATTCATTTTTGCATCTAAGTACTTTGTGGCTTTAGCAAATAAATCAGATTTACTTGGTCCTCCGTTGTTGTTTCCACAGCTCACAAGAAGTGCGGAAGTGGTAATCATTAAAATTAACTTTTTCATATTACTTTGTTTTTGGTTACTAAATTATAAAATTATTCCAACATAGTGTGTTTGAGTAAAATAAACCCCGCAAATTGCGGGGTTTAACTCGTGCATGTACTCTATGTTTGCTGGGGTACGTCTTTGTTATTCTTTCTTTTTAAAGCTTGTTGTATTTGATCAGGCGACATGTCCATTTCTTTCAGCAACTGAATGCCATAATAGATGGGATCGTCTAAAAGTCCAAATTCATCATGCTTCCTTTGTGTTAGTAAATCATAGATGGCTTGCCTTCTTAAATAAAGCTCCATTCCTATGTTGCCGTCATTGCATTCAATTTCTATAAATGCATTTCCTGTGCTTTTATCTATCGTTATACTCATAGCTCAAGTTTTAATTCGTTAGACTTATTAAACACTTTGCTACCCATTACAAGTAGCTGTGCTCCTAATTGATTTGTAAACCAAGCAGGCTGTGTGTTTCCATGTAACCATATCTTAACTGCGTTGGTTGTTTTCATATTCAGCTTCTTTGCTGCTTGAAAACTTGAAGTACGAGAAGAGATTGCTCTAAATAAATCATTTACTGATATCCACTTCACTCCATCCAGTTCAATTGTTCGAACCTTATCATTGTTGAACTCCTCAAATTGGTAAACAACATCACGGGCATCTATGAAATCATCTTTCTTTATTGCAGAGACATAACGGCCGTGTTTTCTCAAGCTTGGAAGAACCTCACTTGTTATCCACTTCCTGAATGATTTGGCTTCAGATTTATTACTTCTTAGGATTAATGCGTATAGACCACTTTCGTTGACCAACCACATCTTTCGTTTCTGACCTGACCCAAATACTTTTTGGGTCAGCTTTTCATCTTCATCTAATTTACTTAAAGCCATATTAGTATCTGATAGGTTTAGAATTTCACAAAGGTCTTTTGCGATAAACCATGGTTCTTTTTCAATCATTAGGCTTCTTACCTCTTGACTGGTTGCGCTGAACTCGAACGCTTTCATCTCACTTTTTTCTTTGGACATACTGAAAAATTTTTAAATAGCAAAGCCCTATCATACGGTTTGTCCAAACATCCCAAGGAATGAGTGACCCTTCGTTTCCTAGGGTAACCGTGATAGGGCTTCTATCGTTAATAAAGATAAATCTAATTTACCTTGTTATGTTTGGACACGGCAAATATATGTAAATATTTTGAATCAACAAATAAAGTTTTGTATTCAATTAACAAGAAGTAAATGGATGTTTTAAGCATTTGGCAATTCATCAATATCAAAACAAGCGTCTATGCCTATGCTATTTGCAATGCTAAGCTCTAGTTTTGCTCCTTTACTCTCCACCCAGTTGTGCATTAAGAAAATCTTATCGCACTCCATTAAACAGGAAATACATTCACGCATATAGGATGACCACTTCTTATCATGCTCGTGGTTTAGCTTCATTGGATTTGCAACTATATATCCTTTTTGTTTTAAAGCTTTTTCATAGAGTTCAAACAGTTGATAGGCTTGTTGTTCCATTCCTGTTATTTTACCTGCTATGTAAACGATTTTAGTATCTCTGTACTTCTTTTTATTGGATTTTAAAGCGCAAGTAAATAGATCAATGTTCATTGACGCTTGAACTGGAAATAATATCTGACTTAAAGGAATGTATTTTGAATTCAATTTTTCTGTTTTGTTTTTTCTTTTTTTGACACCAAACACTTTTCTAAGTTGTTCGTTTGTTATTATTCTTTCTTTTTTCATTGGTTCCGATTTTTAATAATTTCCTTTTTAAAGCATAATTGCCAATCCATCTTCTAAGTCTGTCCACATTTCATGCGTGATCATGTCCTCTTCAAGATAAGTATATATACCTATCGAAGTTTTATATCCTCTAACCGTTTTAATATTAACAGTGATGCCTTCTTTTATAGCGATTTTTTGTGCTTCTTGAATAGCATCAGCGAAATCGCTGTCTTTGCAGGTCATCACATCCGATGTGTCTGTATGTTTTTTTAAATATTGCATTCTTTCTTATTTTTTAAGGTTACTTACTTCTCCCTTCATGTATTTAAGTAATACCTTCCTGAATTCAGGATCATGAGACGGGTTCTCTTTTTTTCTTGGTGCATTCGTTTTCGACTGCAAATGCTGTTGATAGTTGTTGTTTTCGTGAGCGTTTGATTGCTCTTTAATATGGCTTTTAACAGCAGTTAAAACCTTATTCACTGTCAACTTACCATATATAGAAGAGCTCTTTATTTCGGAGCAAACAACATACAATCCCTCCAGCGTGATGTTTCTATTTAAACCTGATCTCACCTCGGCCACTATTTCCATGATCTCGTCCTTCTTTAGATCACCTCCAAAAGAAGAGCTGAGGTCTGCTAAAATTACAGCAATGGAGTTTTTTAAAGCATATTTGCCGTGCATGCGCTCCAAACCTCCAACAGTTGGGTAGTTGCTGTTCACAATTTGCTTTAGGTTTAAGTGTCCAAAGCGTTCAATCAACTGCATCTTTGAAGCCTTTGCAGATACCATTTGGTACATTGGTTGTGGAACATGCTTGGCGATCTCTTGCTTTCCTCGTTTAACTCTTACCCATTCACTTACTTGATAGAATTTAAAAGAGAAAGCCTTCAAGGTTTGAGCAGGTTCTATTGCACTCCATTGCTTTGGATCTCTGTTAAAGATTGGCTCTAAAGCCTTCCGAAATATCGCTTCCTTTAGTTTGTCCATGTTTGATTTTTGTTAAGATTATATTTACGTTTGAATTGATTTGTCTGATCTCTCGTTGCTCCTGATAGAACTCTGGTAATTTTTCCCAGTCGTATAAGATGCTTCTAAACACAGCCATCACTTCCTCATCACTGGCACTCAATTTGCGTAAATGCGCAATGAGTTGCTTCATGTGCTTTCCTGCGACACCGTCTATCTTTGGCGCAATGTTGGTTTGATCTTCATACCATTTGTACCATTCATCCATCATTTGCTTAAATAGAGTGGCCGATTTTGGAAGGATCTCTTCATAATCAACCTTGTCCTTGTACACTTCCTTATAGCTATTAATCACTGCAGGAGACGGAGGAACAACACGCATCAAGTTGTTGTATTGCGATTTGCTAACCTCACCGTTTTTGTGTTCCAGTTTCTTCAGCTTCTTTGATTTGTAATGTGCCACATACAATGCATTTGCACCTTTGGCGTGTATGTATATCTTTAATTTCATAGTGCTTCGATTTCATGTTTATACATCTGTTCAGCTTGGTATACCAATTGCGTGAGTTCTTTTAATTTGTAGGCGTTTAATTCCACGTGCTTATGTCCGTGCTTCTTGCACCATTCATTAATGCGTGGCATGTCTGCCTTTTCATTCTTTACGTAACCACACTGGCACAAGATGGCAATTACCTTCTTGCGCATCCTTTCTCCTTTTGGTGGTGTAAATGTTTGTCCAGACAATACCTTACTGAGGTGGTTGGTGAACTCTCTGTAATCAGTTTCAGATAGCCCCGTTAAAGAGTCTGTTCTGCCTTCTGTGAAGTCAGCAATCAAGTCTGCCCGATCAACGGACATTCCTGATGCTTTTAGTTTCTTTTCTATTGCGAAGTATTTGGAGTATTTTTTCATTTGCTTTCGATTAAATTATTATCATTCCCTCCTAAGCCTTTGAATAGTTGAGTTTGAGAGGTGTCTTGTTCTGTCGCTTTTAGAAAATCAATTTCTAATTTTGCGCTGTCAATAATTGAGGTTGAAAGGCTTGATAGTACTCTTGACTTTCTTACTTCATTCTCTACTTGTTCCGAGGTTAATTCATCATCATTTATCCGCTCCATTGCTTCAAATAGGTGATTTCTTAAGTCTTCCATTTTATTACGTGCCATAACATTTGATTTTGATTATTTTATTTTTCTTTTGATTGCTGATTTAAGTTTGCCATTCATTATCATTACATTCCTCATGTTTTCAGGATATCTTTGAATTGAATTATTGATCATGTTCGTTTCACGTGTGATACACTTCAAATTATCAATATTGCAGTTCTTTTGATTACCATCTATGAAGGTTACAATTTGACCTTCGTCAAGAGGACCATTCCATACTTTCCACATAAACCTGTGGAGTAAGTCGAATCTATTTGGTTCTTCAACCTTTACTTCTATATAGCCGTCCTTTGTGATTCTTTGGTGTCCAATTGGCTTCTTATTCTTTGGAAGATGTCCTGGTTGAAAGAATAAGTGTTTGACTTTATCTCTTAACTCTTGCGACATCTTTTTTCCTTTATTGTGAGAAACGTGACCTTTCTTAAGTCGTGTTGCTTTGCCAGCTTCTTTCAAAGACTCGCCATTTGTGCGATTAAGATTTTGGATGTACTCCTCTGTCTTTAATAGTCCATGGAGGTTGGCTTGTGAATAGATGGAAGCTTCTGAACGTTCTAATTGCTTTGAAATATACTTTGTAGAATTATCAGGATATAACCGTGTTAGCTCTTCAACCTCACTGGCTGTCCAAATCTTACGAACTGAAGGTGTTCTTTTTCTTTTTGGCGTTTTCATAGTTGCTGTTGTTTTTTAGTTCTTATTACATTGTTCTTCTTTACTCTCTTCTTCCCATTTGATTTGCCCTTCGTTCTGGAGATCTTTTAACTCTACCTCCATTTCCGAAAATTGGCGAAACATGACAACTGCCGCTGTGATCAGGCAAAACATAAAAACCAACCAATAAAAGAGGGTGCTTTGAAAGTGATCTGCTACCCACAGGAGGAACGCAACCACCCCAAAAGGAAATCGGGATGGAAGGTTCTTTCTTGCTATTACTTTGATATAATTCATCGTCTCTTTTTCTTTACGACTTTCACCACATGAACAGACAAGCCTTGCGTCATCTTCTTGTCTGCTTGCTTGCTGGAGTATGCTAAAGTCTTGGTTTCAAACTTACGGATTGGTTCTCCGTCGAATTTCAAAAGGCAATAACCAACGTACTCTTTCCGTTTTGGTCGTATCACCCTGTTTACTGGCTTGCCAACAAGTGTTGGCGTGCCGTTTTTCTTGTATAAAAGTCTCTTTAATAATCCCATTACTACCTTTTTAAATGCTTGAGAAATTCAAGTCTATTATTTTATATTTACCATTCTCATCCTTTGCGGAAACCCTGAAGTACGTCTTTGAATCAGGTCTTCTAATCGAATCTTTAAGTAGTTCCATCGCTTCTTGAAACTTCGGTGCTTTCACTTTACTTTCGTAGCGTAAAAGGTTCATTACCTTCTTTGCATCGAGCTTACCTCTTGATGTTGTGAAGGCATCGTTTACCATCTCTTTAATGACATGATTCTTCGATTCAATGTTTTCATCTAAGAATTGATTAAGCAGTTCTTTACACGCACTGATTCCCATGTCGTCAAACGTGATGCGGTCACTTATAGAAGTCACTACTTTGATTGATCCATCGAAGTTATACCACGTAAAGTTGCCTTTTCCTTTGCCGATCTTATCAATTCCTTTGTCGGTCATGAATTGGTCGTGAATTTCTTCACAAAGGCACATTACTTTCTTTTTGAAATCTTGCAAAGACGTGTTCAACTTCTCTGCATCTTTGAAGAGCTTAACGGAGTACTTCTCCATCATCTTCTCATGTGTGTACAGACGGCTGTACTGCGTCTCATTTCCAGCTTCATCCTTCCAATGTTGTTGGTTGGATTTCTGGTGTGTTACTTTAAAATTGCTCATCTTATATATTATTTGGTATTTTAAATTCCTCGATTCCTGAGCGAGGTTTCCCGTAATTATAAATTCTTGAATTCACTATCTTTAAATCAATTCGAAGGTTATTCAACCGCTTGTATGCTTTGATAAAATCATCATCCACTTCTTTCGTATTGCTTATGAATTGCTCAAGGGCTTTGATATCTTCTTTGATCTTCGTCTTGCGCTTTTTCAGCTCTCTTGTGTATAGCATGTCTTGGTCGTCTTTCATGGTTTGAAAATTGTTAGGAATTGCCGCAGGGTAAGTGCTGTTCGTTTCGATTCTACCATCTCCTGCATCTTAGATTGGTATTCTTGCACCTTGAATTCTCCTTTCTGGACCAGGAATTGAATCACCACCTTTTCGTGATTTCGCCACTGCATCTTTAAGTAGTTCCAGTATTTTTTACTTCCCGATAATTTGCGGGCAGACTTATGATCCACCATGTGCGCTTCTAATACTTGCATTCCAATTTCGTATTGAAAAGCGTTGTAATCGGCTTCGCTTAAACCAGACAAATTCATCACTTGATGTTGTTGTGTTCGTAGATCAGCCCTTGCTCTTTGCACGTTTGTTCTTTCCTTTGTTTCCATAGTTATCATTTTAAAATTCTTCTAGTCCCCAATAATTTTGTGCGCCTTCATCCCAAATGGTGTAAGGCTCACCTCCTCCAAATCGAGAGGTTGCAAATGCCTTATATCCTTCCACTCGTATCTTTACATCGGAATGATATCTAACAGCATCAGCCGTTGTTCCTTTTGGGTTCTTCCCTTCAGCGTGAGAGATGAAGATGAAGAGTACTCTTGGGTGTTTATTTATTAATTCGGTATATTTTTTTTTGGTTAAATTCGAATACTGGAGCGAGTCGATGATGACAATTTTTGGAGCCCTGGACTTGGTTAACCGATAGCTTAATTCTTCAATGCTTTCTGAAAGTATGATGAATCTACCACTCACTGCTTTCATGTTCGTTTGTTCGATGGCGAGTTGAAAGGAAAGTTTCATTCCTTCCTCCAGTGTGTTGTATGCGACTTTACCAAACTTTGTAATGTACTTGCAGATCTGAAGTGTTAACCGTGTTTTTCCATTTCCTGACAATCCCCAAATAATCCAACTGCCCGCCTTTTCAGGAGTACCAATCAAATCATGAAAGTTGCCTTCAAAATTCATCGAATCAAATTTTTTCTTTAAAATCTCATCGACACTGACCGCTCTTTCTAATTTGTTCTCAATCTTCATTTAAACAGGTTTTAAGCAGTTTTTAAAAGGTGTATTCTTTCGATGTCTTTCCGTACTCTTCGAATATCTCCTTCGCTATTGTTAAAGATGTATTTGATTTCGTCTTTGTCGGCTACTCCGTTGGCGTTGCAGATATTCTTAACATCATCCAATTTAATAGCATCAAGCTTTACAAACTTTCTACCTATTCGAGAGTAGAGCTCTCTATAACCTATTCGATCACGTTGCGCTCCTCTTACTACACGTTTTTCTAATGCAGGAACTCCAGAAACAATGAATCCACACGCCCCTTCTAATTCATTGTAGAAGTCCATGAATAAGTCCATTGATGGGTCTTTCAATTTGTCGAATTGGTCAATGATGAGTAGTGGATCATTTAAAGTCTTCATGTGTTCCAGGAATGTCTCAATCATTTCCTCCGTGGTGCCGAAAGGTTTAAAACCACAGGCTTTAATAAGGTGTTTTACATACGATTTCTTACTCCAGTAGTTCCTGCATTCAATGTATATAACATTTTCAATCGTTCGGGCAAATCGTTTATAGCTTACACTTTTTCCTGCTCCTGCATTGTAGGCTATTCCTACTGAAAGTTTACGTTGCTTTGCAGATGACAGGAGAGAGGTAATGCCTTTTAAATTAGATGTAAGTGCAATGTTCCATCCTGTTGCAATGTTGAGATTAGACTTTATGCGTCTCCACATCTCATCAGCGATCAACTCCCACTTATCATTCCTTATCTGACTGATCGTTGCCGATGAAACACCAGCTTTGGTTGCTACTTTGTTCTGCGATGTAGCCTTCGCCAATGCGATCACTTCGTTAGCGATCTCTCTTTTCATAGTTGCATTCATATTGTTTGTTTTTAGGGTTTATTATTCTTCAGTTCTATCAATTGTTCTTTCGCAAAGAACGCAGGTTTCCTCTTCGTGATCCCAGCATTTTGTGGCGTGGATATCTAAATCAGCTGTTACATTTGATTTTGAATTATTATTTATTTCCGTTGCGCAATCTTCGCACACAGACTCTGTGACTGGTGACTGATTTCCGTATTTT